ATTCTCTTAAATTTTTCTATACTAAAATTACTAAACATATTGTTTATTTAGGTCCAAACTCTGACAAATCAAAACCATCTAAAGAATCCTCATTTGATTCAAAAGACATAGCTGGTAAATTTCTTTTACGTTGTTCAATTAATTGTGATTGCTGAGAGTTAGCTTGACTAATTCTTTCAGACTTTCCTTTTTCTTTAGATTTTTCTCTCATATCAATTTGAGATTGTTCAATCCCTTTTAATTGCATATTATAAGAAAACTCTGTTTCCATTAATTGAGCTTTTAACATAGCTTCGTTTTTCATCTTTTCAATCTCCATTGCAATCTCTGCTTGTTTAATTTGCATTGTAGATTGCATTTCAGCTGCTATTCTTTGTTGTTCAGCTTGTGCAACCATCATTTGTTGTTCTTGTTGCATTTGTGCTGCAGCTTGTTGTTGCTGCATTTGAGCTTGTTGTTCTGCTTGAGCTTTACGTTTACGTTTTGTTTTTAGTAATTGATTAGCCATTTTAAGATTATGAATCTCTCTAATGTCTAATGCATCTTCTAAGTTTATATCGTTTTTAGATAAAGCCATCTGAATATTTTGTTCTAACATAGCTCTTTGTTCTTCGTCAGGAGCTAGTTCTAAAAATATTCCAAAGTCGTATAGATAGAAGTTTTTAATATCTTCTAATAAATTTAAATTATATTTTCCAATTTGCATTGCAAACTGGTCTGCAAAAGGAGAGTATTCTAAAACATCTGCAGTTCTTAACACAATACCTTCTGCCATTCTTTTAGTAATAAATAAACTTGCTAATAAAATATGACGAGTTGCGGTATTAGAGCTTAATGCTGCTAATTTTTGAACTCCAACTAATGCGTCTGGATTTGGAGACGTTCCATCTCTTGCTTCGTTTAAACCAGTTACTGTTCTAATCATATCTAAATAATGATTATAGTTCTGAATTAACATTTGCATTTTTGCTCCTCCACTATTGGATGTTAACTGAGTTATAGGAACTTTAGCATTATTAAATTCTCCGTCTTGAGTAAAACTTCTCCCTATAACACTACCTGTTTGAAAATATAAACGCAATGCGTCTTCAGGATTATAAGCATTACCAGTACCTAAGTCTACTTCATTAAGTCCATCAGCGTCAATAAAAACACCATCTGGAACCATACGAGATATAACTTGCTGTAATTTTAAATGAGTAACTTGAATTAAATCTGCAAAAGGAATCATTCTACGAACTAAAGATTCATAAGTTCCTTTATACATTCTTGGTGCGCATGCTACGTAATTAGGAAGGGCGTGTTGACTTGCTGATTTGGGTCTTACCATGTTTTCGGCTAACTCCCATTTCAATATCATGTTTGTTCCCATTACCATAATTCCGTCATACCATACTTCTATTTTCTTTTCTACTCTTTCAAATTTACCTTCTGCCATCATTTCTTCTGGCGGATTAAATTGGTCGTCTTTAGCTACAACTTTAAAGGAGCCATCTGGCATTTCTTTTTTCTTGTAAACAAAAGTATGAGTAGTTTTATAATTGTAATAAAGAAGCGTGCAAGTATCTCTATAAAACAAAGAGTTTTCGTAGAACTGAGAATTATTATAGTAATTATACCACGATTGACTAGAAGCAGCAATTTCTTCCATTTGCTCGTTAGTAATATCAGGATTTATCTTTACTAATTCTGCCATTGGGATAGTTTTAATTTCTCCCCAATAAAAACAATCTTTAAAGTAAGGGTCTTCAGTATAACTGTATACCACATTAGCTGGGTCTACATAATCTAATTGAATACCTTGTCCTGGTAAAAACTGATGTTTAGACATTCCAACTCCTAAAGTCATTATATCATAATCAACTCTTTTTCTAATATCCGCATAATGGTTTTGTTGTAATACAGTGTCTATAGCTTGTTCTGCTGCAATTTCTACAGCTGGCTTATATTTCATTTGCATATACAACTCTAGTTCTTCATCGCTTTCTGGAAGCTCCTCTTCATTTGTTTGAAAAACATTTAATTTAAAATCTTCTTCTATTTGTTGGAACAATGGTCTAGCAACCATTTCTCCCTCTATTCTTTTTTGAAAACTATCTCGTTTTTCTGCAGACATAGCATCTTCTGCAAATGCATTTACCTTAAACAACCTATCGTTTAAACCATTTACAACAATGTCTACAAATTTTGGAATAATAGGAACAGGAGTCCAATCTAAATTTAAGTAAGATAAATCTCCGTCTACTGCAATTTCGTTTTTATATTTTTGAACAGACTGCTCTCCACGAGCATATAGTCTTAACCGATTAAACTCTCCCCATTGATTGAGGAACCTACATGAGCCGCTATCTTTTCTAAACCATTCGTATTGAATCGACTGTCCGACTTGGAGTCCATACTCCATTGTGTCTTTTTGCGCGTCCGAAGCAAATTCGTTAGGAAATGCAGCTGCTTTTAAGTTAATATTTACGTCTTTCATGAATTAATAATTCGACTAACTTTATCGCTGTTATTATATCTTGCAAAGTTAATGCTTATTTTTGTTTTTTCTTTGGTCGGTGTATACAAGTGTTTTTGATTAGCCATTACAGCTAAACCTGAACTTATAGAAGCATCAAACTTGGTTCTGTTGTTAATATCAAACTTTGCCCAGTCTTCTAATGTACGTTGAAAATATGTATCTCCCATATCACCTTCTGTTCTATATACTCCATCTAAATCTAATCCCACATACTTTTCTATATATGATTCAATAGCTGAAGCATGAGATTGTTTTACGTCTTCAGATGTATTTGGTATTCCTCCCAATTCTCTTTCTGTTTTAGAAAGTTTGTTTAAAGATTTATCAGGTCTGTTTAAACAGAACCCTCTATATCCCCTGTTTTTAAAGTGATATAATAAACGAGGTTTATTATTCTCTACTAAAATAGGCATGCCATAAAAAACACACGCCATCAAAACTTCTTCAAAAAATATCTCTGCCGTTTGAGGTCGAGCTATATATTCTAAGAAGAAATGATTACTAGGCATATCTTCTAAACTAAACTTAGTTAATCCATGTAAAGAACCGTTAGACCCTTTACCAACTACCACTCCTGAAATGTCATACGAATCACAACCAAATGACCCTAAATGCTCATTTCCAGGATAAAATCTATTTCCCTTCTTAAATACATTGTTTTGAAGGGAATGCTTAGGTATGTAAGTTACAAAAAATCTTCCTCTTTTATTTGGAGACCATATTACTTTAGAATCTTTAATACCATCTTGCCAACTAAATGAACCTTGCGTAATAAAATGTTCTTTTATTATACTATCATTATAATCTATTTGTTGATATAATTTAGTTAAATTAAATATAGATTGTTTACTCTCATCTCTAAACGCATGAGATTCTGTTCTAGGGAATTGTCTGTAATATTCATTTAAAGCATCAGGGTCATTTTTTAATGACACTACTTCATTTTCCCAATAGTTTACAGCACCTTGATAAATATACTCATTATCAATTCCTTTGATTTCTTGTTCTGGAGTATCTAAAACAGGCATTCCATATAGGTCTATAAATCCTTCCATATTCCATTCCATAGGAACGAAAAGGGAATATAACCCGCTTTTAGTTTGACCGTTTGCGTTTCGCTTAGTGCAATCAGAATCATTATATAAATCCTTAAAGTTTCGTCCTCCTTTATCTAATGCATTAGAAGTAGAACCCATCATGCATTTACCAATTATTTTACTACCTAAACGTAAACAAGTTTTTGTAACACGCCAATTGTTTAATATGTTTTCAGGTCTTTCCCATTTACCACTTTCATCATGTATTAATAACTGTAGTTTTTCTCCATCATAACTGTTATCAGAAGTATTCTTCCAATCGACTGTAGTATCCAATCCTTCTAAAACATTTTCTTCTATATTAAACATGTTTTTTTTAGTAATCTTAGAAGCAGGAACACGATAAGCTAATTCTGTTTTTGGTTTATCCATACCGTCTTGTATGGGTTTAAAAAAGAAAGGATAGTTGTTTGATATAGGAACTATTTTATCAGTAAACATTTTTTTTGCATCCGCACCAGTTTTTGATAAAATACCTATACGAGCGTTTTTTGTTATAGTGCCTGTGTTTACTCCTTCGCAAGAACTCATAAATGAAAAACCTGAACGTCTTATTTTTAAATAACACATTCCAAAACTTCTTTTATCTGCTTTACAAGCTTCCCAAAAAATATAAAAAATTCTATTTGCTTCTCTAAAATCTGGATGCCCAATATCTATCTTGGTCCATTGCAAATACATATAGTGAGTACCTGTTAAATAGGTAGGTTTGCCATCATTATAAAACCAATACCCTTTTTCTCTTTTATTAAACTCATCTTCAATATAATCTATCCATTGATTTTTAAATGTAGAGGGCGCGTCATGCCATTGAAATATAGTGGGTATTCTTTTTAATGCAGGCGGTAATTCTTGTACCTCCCAAAACTGTTCTTCTTTTTTTTCACTACGTTTAAACGCAGTCATTGGAGCTTTGGGCAAAGCAATACGTAATCCAGAAACATGAATAACTTCACCTATTGTGCCGTCTTTAGAAATATTAACTAAATCATATTTTTCATTATATCCATAAGACCAGGTCCTCGCTTTATTTTTTCGAGTTAATATGTTTTTAGGAATAAGTCCTTTACATATATTAAATATTCTATTTTGACCTTGATTCTGCAAATCCTTTAGGGGTGTTATTTTTAATTTCTATACCATCTATTTTATCTCTTTCTTCGTCAATTCTTTTTAATATTTCAAATGCATCAAATAAAGCAAGTTTTTTTGTAGCTGCTGCATTTTTTAATTTGTCTGCAGCCAATTCATCTTCAGGGTCAGGTTTTATAATTTTTGCTTTAGCAACTTGAATTAATTCTTTTACAGCTTTTTCACCTGCTTCTATTATTTCTAATTTAATTGCTTTGGTATCCATCTGTTAAAGTTATATTATTCGTGTACATTCTATATAGCTTTTCCCCTTCTATGTTAAATTCATATTCACTATCAGGCTGAAAAGAAACTTTGTCTCCTTCTTTTAATCCTAATGTTTCTAAAGATTTATTTCCATATTTTATTTTACCCCACAAAGGTTCTTCTGTAACACCTACTCCGTCAATAAAACTCTCACCCTTTGGTATAGGTTCAATAAAACAAAAGTTATTATGACTATACCATTTATTGTTTTGTTTATACATGTAGAATTGATTGTCATCTACTAAAAACAAGTCATCCATTAGCCAGCTTCTACCGCTTTTTTGTCTACCATACATATCGTTGTAAAATTTAAAAACATTATGATGAACCACTAATGTATCATTAATTTTAATAGGACCGTTATAATTTAAAGGTATATTAATAACAACAGCTAGTCTTGTAGAAACAGTAAAGTCTTCTTCTGATGTACTGGTAAAAAATCTTTTATCTCCATAATATTTAATATTATCGTAACGCCTATCATTGTAGGGTTTTACTATAAAGCAAAATGGAGACTGCATTAAAAGTTTATATTAAATTCTAAAGATATTGGCATGGTAGTTTTAAACTCTTTCCATAGCAATATTTCGTCTTTTTTTATAATCCAAATTTTATATGAATTGTTTGTAGAATCGTGTTGAATTAAATGAATACCATAAGTTCCTCCAAGAACAGATTGCCCTACTATGTAGTGCATAGCTCCAGACTTATAGTCTGAGCCTATAGAAATTTTTCGTATATCCATTTAATTAGAATGATGTTCCCGTTGTAAGAACTCTATAAAATATATTTACATATAAATCACCAGTTCCTACTGTGGCATTTCCGTCATCTGCAACTAACACTAAAGGTTGGTTAATACCAACTGTCAATCCACCTGAGTTACCAGGTTTTGTTACAATATCAGTTGCTGAATTTATTTTAGATTGTTGTATTGCTCCAAAACTTACAGAGTCTATTTTAAAATCAAGACCATTTGAACCAAAATCATATTGAATAGAACCTGCATCAAAATATGCTTGTATACTAATTACATCTATGATTTTTGCTGCACCAGGCGCAGGAATAATTGTTAAAGCTGTTCCTACACCTAGTAAGGCTTGATTGCTAACAGTAACTTTCGCNACCAAAGTATCTATTCCGAACAATTCCTGTATTTGAGAAATAGTTGCGGTTTTAGTCATAAGACTATTTTCAGCGTCAGTGATTACTAAATAATCAGCTGCGTCTAAATTTTGAATACCTGGGTATGCGGATATGTTACTTATTTTCGCCATCGGTTTTGTTTTCTTCTACAGGTTCTTCTTCAGGGTCTTTTACTTCTCCAGTAGCTAAATCTATTACTGCGTTTTTCCCGTAAACCTCTATTAATTCTTTTTCAACTTCCCCAAATTTTTGTTGCACTTGGTCAATCATTGGTACAGCTTTAAATAAATTTATAACTGCATCTGCAATTTTAACTTTTACGTTTAAAAATTCTTGATTTAATCCTTGAACATTTTTTAGTTCTTTTTCTGTTAATTTTGCCATTTTATTATATTTAATTTTTATACATTAATTACAAAGATAGTAAAATAATTTAAGATTTTTTTATATCGGTGGAGAACAAATCTGCACAGTACAACCCGATTGATTAGATACTATTCCATTTATTACTTGTATATAGAATCTTGAACCTCCAGCAGAATATAAGTAATAATAAAATGAAGGAAGTAATGTTGTTCCAGTTTGTGTTGTATATACAGTATCTCCATTACAAGGATATGATTGTTGAGCATTGCTAGAAGTGTTTACAAAGTAGAATGTATTAGCATTTGGATTACCAGGAGTTGATGTGCAAACTCCATTAAACACTGTACCGTTAGCTGCATTAAATGCTGTTCTTCCTGCAGGAGTTTGTCCTGAACCAGTAATTGTTCTATCTACGTTGTTAGTAAATCCTGCAGTAACATTTATAATACTATATTTTATTTGTACATACCAAGTTGCAGTAGGTAATGCACTTAAATCACTTGCGTTTCTTAATATAAGACCTCTATTTAAAAACGTGCTTTTATCTGCACCTGATGAAGCCATTGCTCCAATACCAACTGGTCTTTCAGATTGCCAAAACCAAGTTCCAGTAGCAGCTATCACACTTGAAACAAAATTAGCTGGAAAATATGCCCAAGGCCTCCAAGACCTCTGCCCCCCTGACATATTACAAGCATTTGTAGTGCCAGAATCACAAAACCCAAAACCTAATAAACTACTCCATCCAGTTCCTGGAGTTCCAGCACCTTTATAAACAGTAATGCTTTTTATGAAAAGAGCACTGTTCGCTCCTGGCGCAGGAATAACTGTAGTACCTACACTATTAAGGTCATCAAACCCGCTTCCACTTATAGCTATAGTTTCTATTCTTTCATCTTCTACAAACTTACCTTCAGAACCTGCAGCAAAAGTATATTTTGGTTGATTTTCAGCACCAGTACTTCCAAAAAATTCTCCAGCACCATAAGCACCCGCTTTAATATATTTATTATCTGGGTCAACAAAAAANTGTTGTTCNTTTGCATTAAANCCTAAAGTCTTTATAGTTCCGTTTACATCAAAAGCTGCGTTAGGTGATGTTGTTCTAAAACCAACTCTATTCTCATCTGTGTCAACATAAAAAGTAGGTTCATTTGATGCATTCGTTGGTTTAGTAACTTGGAAAATTGCGTTGTCAGTATTTATTGTTGTATTGGTTCCATCATTTTGAATATTGGTATTTCCCAGTGTTGTTCCAGCACTAAATC